GATCTTCTGCGGTTTCGCGCCAAACTTGAAGTAGATGATATGCGCGCGCGCAACCCGGAACGGACTACGAATCGACCCGATGGCGCAGAATTCATACTGCATGGTATATCGCTCCTCACTTAGGCGGTCAGATATACCCATTGTACGACGTTCTCGCGCCTGTATCATGGTCGCATCGTGTAATTCTCTAAGGCCGTGCGAATCGCCTCAGCCAGTTGGTCGGCGTCTACCTCAATGGTCCCGATGGCTGTCGGCACAACCGTAGCCTCGCGCGCGCGGTCCACTTCCACCAACTCCACCAACCGCTCCAACGCGACGGCGATGCGCTCGCCGATGACAATGACCTGCGCGGCCTGATCCCGTTCCATTACTACTCACCTTCCTTTGTCACCAACCGGACTCACCCTCTAATTCCCCGTCCCCGTACATTTCCCTGGATGCCTCTTGGATCGCAGCGATGATGGAGGATTTCAGAATATCAAGGTTCACTGTGGCGGTCATGGGTTCCGCATGAGTGATGATCAGCTTTTGATCCGCTTTCCAGTCTTTATGCCACTCACCCCGCAACTCATTCAGCACAGTGGGATCAACATCGCCAAAGGTCGGCACGATATGAATCAGCACGGATTCTGCGATTTGTTCTGCAGCGACCGTGAGTCGCTCCAAGAACTCATTCATGCGTTCTGCTTGATCTCGTTCCATTACTCGCTCCCCTCCCCCAGGGCTGGCACAAGCTCACCATTAACCTTCCAAGCGTATCCGATGGTGAAATGAGCCTCATTGTAAAGAGGTTCGCGCCAACGGGCCTCCACATTGAAAAAGAAGGTGAACTCAGTGGTATCCGCCGACATCGTAGTCTCAACGGTAGCAACATGCGCCCAATCATAGTGCTCACCGGCACGCATAGCCTCTTGCATCGTGTGGTAGGTTCCGCGAAAGTCATCCGCGCCCCCGTTGGGATAGTAATCATCCCCTGCGAACAGGAGATAACCGCCCATTGGTTCCATGTCTAGTACCACTCCTCCGGTTGTAGCTCCGGCTCATCCAACAGTATTCGCGTGAAGCGCTCGACCAACAGCGGCGTGATCATCAGTAGCAGGCTGTCATCAGGCGGATCGGACATCTCGCCGCGCAGGTCGCCAATAATCTCCCCCGCATTCTCCACCACGCGATCCCGCTCATGGCACATATCCTGGGGATGGAGGGGAATATGCGGTGCGCTGTCATCGTCCCAACGATACGGGCTGCCGTCGGCGGCGGCATCGCACTCGTCCAGGATTTTGTGTGAGTTCGACAGCACGAAATCGTATTCCTCCACAAAGGGGTTCATCAGGGCCGCCATGCGATGCGCGCGCGCCCCTGCTGCCGTGATCTCTGTCCGCCCCAGCCGCATCCCATCGTAGCTGGCATTCCGCCCGTAGGGTTTGCGCGTGCGGGCGATAAGACGGCGTGGGTTCAGGAACTGCTCCAACTCGCGCGAAATCTCCAACGAGCCGCGTCCCTCGGCGATCATCTCCGCCAATAGCTGATCGATCTTGCGCCGTGTGGATGCGCCCACGTCCCAGATGCGGTCACTCAGGCGGTAGCCGCGCGGATCGACAAAGCGGTGCGCGGGATCGTAGGTCAGGAACGGGCGGCGCGGGAAGTCCTGCTCAGACACCCGCCGCGCGACGGCCATCGGGTTGCGCCGCGCCCGCTCAAAGACCGCCACCAGATCGGGGGCACGGCGTAGCGACCGGCGCATGATCGCCGCCTGTGCTTCGACGGCCAGCCGGGTCGCATCCTCGATGAAGGGCCACAAAGTCAGCATGTAGGGTGAGGCGGGCATGACGCGCCCAGACACGATGTTGAACGGGGCGGGGGCCTGCCGTCCGACGGGTTGCGCGAACAGCGCCAGGACTTCACCACTGACAGCGTTGCGGACGGCTTGGCTGTCCTGGGGCGGGACGGTCTGCCCTTCCCCGGTCGCGGCGCGGGTGACGTGGCCCATGAGGCGCGCGTGCAGACCCGCATAGAGCGCGGTCATGGCGCGTTCGTGATCCCGCATTAATCCCAGAAAGCGTTGACGGTGAGTGGGTGCCATTCGTTACTCGCTGTCACATGAATGAGCTAATCGGGCGACACTGCTTCGCCCGTGTCGGGTGTCATTGTACCACGTCCCTCTGACTCTTGTCCAGAGTCAGGTGTATTATTGTCCCCGTCCTGCGCCTCTTGATCGGCCTCATCGCCCGCATCTTTGAGGCGTTGCGCGAAGTCTGCGCCTTCCTCTTTGCGTGCCTCCGCTTCGGCCTGCGCTTTTTCCAGGACGGCGGCGGGGTCTTCGAGCTGCCCGAACTGTTCCAGGGTTGTCAGGTCATCCATCACGCCGACCCCCCGCAGATACGAGGTCCACTTGAGCAGGACCTGCCAGTCCGCCGTGTTCAGTTCCGGCCACTTCAAGGCCGTCGGACCGACCACCACACGGGGATCGGTCAGGGCGCGCGTGCGGAGCCAGAGGTCCATCAACTCGTACAGCCCACTGCGCGGCACCATGCCCAACTCGTCATCCGCGCCGTCGCCTTCGAGTGCCAACCGGCGGCTCTCGATGTATTGGTAGAAGGGCGGCATCTGCGCGTCGGCGCTGGCCTTGCTGCTGGCAATCGCCCCGCCCCAGACGGCTTCTGGCACGCGGGTGTAATCCAGCATCAGCAGGAACAGCGACTTGAGCACGTTGCGAATGTCATCGGTGAAGCCCACGCCCGGCGACTTAAAATTAAACGACCCGCCCTTGCCGATGAACAGCGCGCCCAACCGATCGAACTTCAGCAGGGGGCGCGTCTCCTCGTTGCCGTCGGCATCGTCGTAGGTTTCGTCGTCGATGGTCGTGTTGGCCTCAATCGTCTCCTCGATGTTCTCCATGCCCTCGAACGCGGGCATGGGGTTGCCCATCAGTTCCGCGCCGTCGATGGCCTTCTCGATCAGGTCGTCGTAGCGCGACAGCAGGCGGTACAGCGCTTCGTAGATCGGGCGTCCGTAAATCTCATTCGTGCCCCGGTCGTTGGGGAAGTGGACGATGGGGATGCGCCCGATCAGGTTCTCGAACACCTGCTCGTCCACGATCTTCCCGGAGGCCGCGCCCGACCGCAGGCGGAGCACGCGCTGCGTGGCGGTGTATTCGTCGGTGACGGTGAATTTATCCAGACGGGTCGTGATGGCGATCTTGTCCGTCAGGCGGTAATCCAGGTCGTTGGGCGTAATCTCGACCGATTCGGGCGACACAAAGCTCAGGCTGCTGTCCGGGTTCACGACGGCGTATTGGTCGCCCAGCCCGTACAAGTCAATCGCCATCAGCCCCAATGCGCGGTGCAGGCGCGACAGCAGGCGCGACAGCAGATCGTTGGTGTAGTCCAGGCTCGTCGTGGGGGCCTCGACCGTCTTGGCGAGCGCCGCCGACAGCCCGTTGCCGAACACGAATGAGGCAATGATCTGCGCCAGCGGCATACAGAACAGCGCGCCGAACTTGAACCCCGCCGCCTTGCCGCGCCGCAGGTCGTCCCAGAACTGGTAATCCGTCTGCGTGGCATCGTAGGACTTGGCGACGTGGCGCTTCCAGATGGGGGTCGCCAGGACGGTGCGCCCGATGATCTCAGACACGCGCTGCTCATGGGACAGGCCGCGCAGATCGTTGCGGATGGTGGACAACGAGAAGGGCTGCCCGCGCCCGTTGACCACGCCGCGCGCCATCAGTTCCGCCATGATCTCGGAGGGACGGGTTGACCCCGCGCGCGCCAACTCGCGCACCAGGCGCTGGCGCTGGCGGGTCGTGGTGAGGCGGGTGTCGAGCGTGACGACCATTGCCATTAGCGGGGCGCGTCCTTTGGCGCGCGACGGCGAGAGGCATACAGGCCATTGGCTGCGTGTCCAGGACGGTGCGCGCGGGTACGCGGTTCTACAGACTTGACCTCACGGCTGGGCCACAGCCCGCTTATCGGCGCGCGTGCCATCGACGGCAGCAGGGGTTCTGTCACCCCGGCGACCACGTAGCGCAGCGCATCCAGGCGGTGAAACGTCTGCTTGCTCTTGATTTTCTCCAATGGCTGCCCCATCTCATCCGTTTCCCGGCTGTAGGTGCCGAGTTCATCCAACAGACCGACGCAGGTATCGAACATATATAGCCGATGCTCACGGATCAGGCGGATCACGCGGTCGATGCCGCTCTCCACATCCACCACCTCCGGCTCCACCACGCCCGACAACCCCGCTTGGCGGTAGTCCATGCGCTGTTGACTTTCGCTCTTCTGCCCGATGTGCCAGCGCACGATGCGCTCCTGCCCTTCAGCAGCCTGCGCCGCCACCTCTTTGACGTGTTCCGCCGTGCTCACCCCGCCCGACAGGGCTTCCCGGTAGGCATAGTACACGTCCTCGTGCGGATCGTGCGCCAACCAGAGTTTGGCGGTGTGCACTGCGCCCGGATCGATCCCCCCGTAGCGCGGCCAGGCCGGGGGCAGTTGGAAGGGGCGCGCCAGATGCCCGCCGTCCTCCCGGTACTCATGAATGAAATCGGCATAGATCAGCCCAGCGGGGCGCTCGAACTGCCCCATGTAAAACATGCGAAATTTCCAGTCGGGCATCGAGGCGCGCCGGGCCTCAAACTCCGCCTTCGGGAAGGCGGGGTTGAGGATGCTCGGAAACTGCACGACCTCAATATCAGGATCGCCGCGCCGCCAGGGATCGTAGATCAACTGTTTCAGCCAGCCCATGTTGTAGGGCGTGGTCATCCCCAGGGCGCGCCCGCGATGCAAAGCCAGACGGCGCAACACGGCTTCCCATGCGCCCACGCCGAACTCGTCCTGCCCCACCTCATCCAGCACTGCGCCTTTGGCCGTCGCCGACTCCAGCCCGCTTTCCGAGGTCGCCGAGCGCAGAATGATGCGGCCCCACATCGAGTCGCTGCCGCGCGCGGCCTGGAACTCGCCCGTGACCGGGTTGACCAGTTCCAGCACCTTGTCCCCCGACCAGTAGCGCGCGATGCCCAGCACATGCTCGAACACCTTGCGCATCTCCGGCAGCATCTTGAGCTTGAACAGATCATACGAACTGGTTACGGCCAGATAATCGCCCGCGCCCCGTTCCTGGATTTCGCGCCACAACCACCAGGGGATGTAGCTGGTCTTGCCGCCCTGCGTGCCCGCAATGCCGAACACGAACCGTGCCCGCGACTCCCACAGTCGGGTTTGCCCTGGATGAAAATGCAGCCGGACTCGTCCGCCATCGATTTCAAACAGGTCAGTGCGTGGGTTCGCTGCCATCCGCGCCCTGGTCTTTGACCACTTCCACGATTTCTATCCGCACCGCGCCACCGGTGCCCGTGCCGCCCACCTGCATCTTGGACGCGAATTCCTCTGGCATCCGGCGCTGCAACATCCAAGCGGCCCAGGCCGGATCGTCCACTGCTGCGCTGTAGATGGTGGTCAGGAATGTCATCAGGGCTTTCCCAACCGCCTCCTGCACGTCGTCAAAATAATCGAGATAGCGTTTATCGTCCGCCGAGATTTCAAGCGCGCCTTCACTCTTATCCAACTCCTCGCGCAGCTTTTCGCCGCGCAAATGCCAGTTGCGGTGCGTCTGGTACGAGATTTTGGCGTACAGGCAGGCCAACGCGAACGGAGCGCCAGTTTCGAGCGCTTCAATGATGATCTTTTTCCGGGTGGCCGTCAGCTTCGACGGCTGGCCTTTAGGCATAGCATCCTCACAGAAGAGGGGGAGCGGCCTCAGCGCGCTCCCCGATCCGGCGGGTTAGGTGCCTGAAGTGCGGCCCCCGCCCCGTCGTCCTGCCACCCGCCGAACCGCGCGGGCAGCGCGTCCGAGTAAACCACGCATGGCGTACTCCTTTTCCTAAAGCCCCCGGAAGTGGGGGCAGATAGGCTATCGCTTGACCAGTGGGATCAGTTTGGGATCGGGCTTGGCCCGCTTGTTGGACAGGGTGACGGCGGGCAGGTCAATGCCCTCGCGCTGGGCGATCAAGGTGCCATCCAGGTACTTGTCCCCGTACTGCAACCAGTTGAGCGCCTTCAGAAACAGGTCTTTTTGCTCCCGACTCTGGAAGCCCACACAGAACCAAAATTCCGAGTCGGTAGCCAGGACAAACCGATCTTGCTCCTGTTTGGCCCTCTCCTGGAAGCCCTTCAGCAGGGCGGACAATTCATGATCGGCATCGGCTTCGATGCCTTGTCCATAGGGCACTTCTGCCAGGGGATCGGGGATCGGCTCCCGGCGGGGCTGGCGGCGGGCGATCTGGGCCTTGTCACGGGCCAGATCAGCCTTAGCCCTAGCAGCAGCCAATTTGTCTTTAAGGGTGGGTGTCTTTGCCATAGCTACACTCCGGGCGACTGGTAACGGATCAATTCCATCTCCACAAGCGGAAACCACTGCCGGATAGTCTCATAGTCCTGTGGGGCATGATGGCGGATCGGCTCCAAAAACCGGTAATCAATGCCATCGAACGACCGGCCAAACCACAGGTAATCGACCGGCAGGGCGATCCTGGAGTCGGTCAACAGGGCGATAAGATCGGCCTTGAGCATATCCCAGACCGGGTAGAAATAATGCCGATTCCAATTGATCGGGCCATACTGAGTCATAGCGGCCCGGCGAGTCGGACTGTCTGCCGCGCGGACCCCGCTGGCGGTGAATTGATGCTTGTCCAGCCCTAGTTCCTTTTTGATCAGGTCGGTCAGGGTGTCGTAATCGAAAGTCGGCAGCCCCGCGGCCTCAATCACCCGGATGCGCTCCAGCGGCTGCATCACCAACCCGGTCAACATCCGGTACAGCGATGGATGCGGCACCCGCAGGATCGGAGTGCCGAAAAAGTCCTCGTAGTACGCCAGCGATGCCTCCACAAAGTTCAGGTGGGGGATCAGGTACATATAGAACGGGACGATCCGCGCGAACCGATCCCGGCAAGTCAGCCAGGCGGCGATGCTATCCTTCCCGCAGGAGAACGCGAGTAGGATCGTGTCGGTGTCGGCGGCGATCTGGTCGAGCACCTGCGGACCGGGCAGCGGACTCCCGTCGGGCAAAAAAGCGGGGGACGGCTTCACACTAACTCCTGTGGTGTGCCTAAGATCGGATCGGTCTCCGAGTCGGCGGGCGGGCGGTCCCACAAGCCCCCTGGCATCGAATAGGATCGGTTTTCAGCCTGAGGGCGGGCGGTGGTCACTCCAAACTGAACGGTCTCCGAGTCCGAGAACATGCTCAGCTGTTCCGGGCCGGGATCGGCGGGCGGCACTTCTTTTAAGGGTTTGTCCTGTCCAAACAATCCTAATTGTTTCATGCCCCGATCCCCCCGGCCACAGCCTTGACTCGATTGACCACGGACGGCAGTTTGACGGTCTGATATTCCAGGGTCAACTTCACCCCGAAGATCACCCACTGGCGGGTCACGGTCGGACGATAGTCCACACTGGCGGCGATCTGTTCGATGGGTTGGCTCATAAACTCCGACATATCCCACATACTGACCTGGGTTTGCTTTTGCAGCAAATCCGAGCACAAAGCCCGAAATTCGGCGAGTGTGGGCCTTTTCACCTGTCCAAAATACCTCATGGCGATCAATTGAAAATTCTTATCCAGGGCGACCATCTCAGCGGCATACACCAGCGGCATATTGCCATAGCGAACTAAGTGCTGTACCTCTGGGATCAATTTGAGCAGCCCCAGGCGACCCCGAATTTTGCTGTCTGAGACACTGGCCCATTCTGCTAAGGTGGAGACGGTCAACCCAAACGATTCGATCCTCTTCTGGTAGGCGGTAGCCTCATCGATCGGATCGAGGTCGGTCCTCTGCAAATTTTCCAGGAGCATCACCCGGCTGGCCTGGCGATCATCCATCGGAGTGACCAGAGCAGCGATGGTAGGCCACCCTAACAATTGAACGGCCCGGAACCTTCTCTCCCCGGCGACGATCTGGTAATCGGTTTCGACCGGGCGAACGGTGATCGGTTGGATTAACCCATCCTGCTTAATGCTGGCGGCCAATTCTTCCAGGTCGGTAGCTTTAAACACGGTCCGATCATTCTGGCCGGGCCGGATTCGGCTCATTTCGATCTGCTGTACCTCTGCCATGGGCCTTCCCCTTACTCATTTGACTGTACAGTCATTATAACATGGACTGTACAGCCATGTCAAGGGGAAAGACCCCCAAAAACAAGGGGGATTTGCTTATTGACTATACAGTCAACCTCTGCTATAATGACTATATAGTCAGAGAACGAAAACAGGAGCAGCAGACCATGACACCCCGGCAAATTCACCAAGAAATCAATATCATCGAGCGGGCTTACGAACTCTGGTTCCACCAGCAGGATATAGCTTGGATTGTCGGCGATTGGACTCTCTACAACAAGACGGTGCGAATCTTGGCGACCCTGGAAACCAAATGGTACGGCTACACCACCATTTTAGACGGCATTTATAGCTAAGGAGCGGAACTCATGAATTCCCAGACTTCAGAACCACGAGGAGCCTTTGCAGCCCTCAGTGATTGGATGGAGCGGGGACGGCCAGCCCTCCCCGAACGGCCTTATGTGTTTGCTTCAACAGCGGCTTTTTGGATGCTCATGGTCAAAAATCTGAACCGGGAATTGGCCCACACAGAAGCCTTGCTCGAAGAGATGAAACGGAATTCCCGGCCTTCCCCCAGTAAGGCCAGCAGACCAGACAAGGCCAGCCCTGCGGAGTGTCCATGCTGCTCCAAGACAATGACGGTTAAGGCCTTCAACAACCCCTACAAGGCCGGTGGCCGGACAATCCTCGGCATTCACGAATGCCCCCATTGCGGAGCGGTCTTTGGGCAGTGCTACCAGGGTGAGAGCTACTCAATTGTATATCCCCGGTGGCAGGAAAGCGGCGATTTTGAGAATGCTTTTTACTACGACCTGACGATCCTCGGATCGGATGGTATCACCCGGAGTCATGGCTGGGCGGATAAAACGACCCGGCGGATCATTCAGACTGGCTAGACTAGCTACAGGAGACAGCACCATGAATACAGATGACATGATCAGAGAAGAATACCGGAACACCAGCATATGGGTATCCCAGTGCCAGCAAGCCTATCTGACGGCCCTGGATACCTATGGGGCAGACGATCCCCGGACTCAGACTTGCTGGGCAGCCTATCTGAAGGCCGATCAAGTAGCGATCCCGGCCCTGGTAGCCATGAGTCAACTCATGATGCGGGAAACACGGGAAGTCATGACAGATGAGGAGTGGTCGGCGATTGTGGATTAGGCGAAACCGGCCTTTGGCCGGTCTGCCGGACCTTACCGGTACTGATGAGCCTAACAGGAGACAGAACCATGCTTTACACGAATTGGAGCCAGGTATACGAGGTTTACCGGAGCCATCACCCGGAACGGGCCACGGTGCGAGCCATCACTTTCAACTGGTCAGAAGGTAAGCACCTACTGTTTGATTTTCCCCATACGGTCAAGACCTGGGAATTAGCCGATCAGTTTTTGTGGGGCATGGCCCCAGATGCCCCTACAGGCGGGGCTTACGACAAAACGGACTTCACAGTCACCATGTCCAACGGGAACACCTACCAGGGCCGGTTCGACCTCCAGCCCCACCACTACGGCGAACCGAACCTAATCAACGGCCAGATGTATGAACATCTGCTGTTTTCAGCCGGTCTCTATAAGCCCTGTCACATGCGGTATAGCCATTACGCCGAATACCTGCTGACCTTCGGCGAAAGCGGGGCGAACGAGGCTCGGCAATGGCTCGACCGCTGCGACCTGGCGTGCATGAAGCCGATCCCCTTCCAGGCTTTTCACCTCGACGACCTGCGGGAGTATCTGCCGCTGATGGATGCTTTCGAACGGGAACGGATCATCAAGGCGATGGCGTAGAAGCGCCGCCACAGAACAAACAGGGCCGGGGGACCGGCTCTTTTTTGCGTCTTGCGCTTTCCCCCCTTCTGCCTTATAATGACTGTATAGACAGATGAGGAGGAATCGTATGGCTCCACGCAAAACGCCGCGCTTGCCCGTCGCCACCTTCTACCTGGGAGACCGGGTGAAACGCCCCGCGCGTCTGGCCCGCCTAGACGATCTGGCGAAACAGTTCGCCGTCGAGAACCGCTCGCAACTGATTGCGAAGATCGCCGACGGCGAACTGATGATCGTGCGCCCGGAGTCTCAATCCCACTGATATGCGATTGGTAAGGTGCGTTACGACTCAATGACCTCAATGGTCACTTTGAGGAGTTTTCGCGTGCCCCGACGTTGAAGCATCAGGATCGCCTCGGCGTCTGTCGCGGGGACATCCAACTTCAGTCGGGCGTTCCCGTCATTTCCGTCGAAGGCTATTGCGGATTGGATCGGCGGCAGACTGGCGAGGAACACAATCGCCCCTGTGCCGTCACGGGTTGGCGTCATAGTTCTCGAAGTAAGACCATTCGACATAACGTGATGCGTCCTGATAGTCTCGCGCTTACGACTTAAGCGTCACCGTGAATGTTCGCGCGGCGGCCTGGTTGGTGTTCGTCCCACTGCCGTTGTGCGACCACAGCTTGATGAACGGGAAAGCGAACCAAAACGGCGGGCAGGGATAGGCCGCGCCTGCGGCGGCGGCGTCAATGCTCACATCCGTGCCGTAGGCGTTGCTGCGGTCGCGCAGGCCCACGAACGTGCCATCGGAGGTATCGCAGACCTGGACGCCCAGGTCGGCGGTGGTCCAGTCGGCGGGCATAAACACGCCCTCGATCGCGAACTCGCGGCAGTCGATGAAGCCCGATACCGCCGTGTTTATCGGGATGACCACGGTCACAGTCTTGGTATGCCGAAGACTCTTGCCCCGTCCGCTTGCCATGCTCGCTCCTTGTGCCACCATCCTAGGGGGCGCGCCAGACGCTTTCGCCCCGCGCGCCCCATCGCCAGGAGAAACCAGATGCTCGCCGCATGTTGTCTCGGCGGCCATGCGGAAACCGCCAGACACGGGGCGCGGACTCGAACCGCCGCGCATAGTCCTGCGCGCTGACCCAGCCCCCGTGCGTTAACGCCCTCGCTCCCACTCACCGGGAGGCTGCTCGCAAGCGCTCTGCGCGCGGGGCAGCACGGGCGATCCCACTCTGGGCCCGGCGCTCACATAAGTCAAAGGGCGGACGCCGGGCCGCAACCATGCCGTTAGGGGGACGGCGGGGGGCGTATCAAAGTACGCCTGATTACAGGATAACAGGGGTTATGTCAAGAATGTGCCAAAATGGTGAAACAAACCGTTAGGAGACTTTGGAGAACATCCTGCCAGAGTATGCGTGATACGTTTTGACGCCGTTCGGAGACGATCTGAGGGGCACACAGTCTACGAGGCCAACGGCATGCAGTCGAAGCAGGTGGCGGCGCGCTGTCGAGGGTGAGACATGCGCCGCCTGCGCGAGTTCGCGGATCGTCATGCGCTTGCCGCGCCAAAACTTCGGTCCCGCGACCTGCCATAGTTCCAGTGTCGTGTCCGTGATGCGCTGATCGGTAGGCGCAAAGATATGCTTACAGCGCGGACAGACAATGCTATCGGTCATGCGCTGCGCCCTCCGAATCGAGCGTGGCGCGTTGCCATTGGATGCGCTTCGCCCGCACGTACTCAATAGCCGCGCCCACATGCCGAAGTGACTGCGCGCAGTCATCAGCGACGAATTCTGTCATGACTTCCCGCTCATAGACGGCGCGCAGAATGTCCCGCGCCGTAATTAAGTCGGCTTCCGTCGCGTCGAGCCGCAGCGCGACCTCGTGAAGTAGCTTGTCAGTGTCACTCATCCTCTACGCCCTCCCCATGCCCATTCTGACGCTCTGACACCGGCACTGACACGCCCTGACGCCAGCGCTGTAACGCCTTGCTTGACGCATCCCGGTTGACGCCTGCCAATGCTGCCAACTGCCGCACGGTCAACTGGTCGGCGTCCGACCTCTGAGAGAGAAAACGCAGCGCCTTGAGTTCTGTCGGCGACGGCGGCGCATCCTGACGATCCGGGCGTCTGCGGCGCGTGTCAGTCTGTGCGGGGGCGGCTGCGGAGCGCCGTGTGTCAGCGCGCGGGGCAGCGCCGATCAGTCGACCCCGATCCGCCTTCCAGGATTGCGCCAGATTATCGCGCCAGACGGCCATATCTGCCTCATAGTCCAACCGCGCGGCGGTCGTATCATGCTGCGCCTGAAGTGCGAGCACCGCCAGAATTTCACCGGTGACGAACGCCAGGACCATTCCCGATAATGCGGCAGCGCTGGCAATGATCAACTCCATCCCATCCTTGACTTCCGGCGGCAGCCAGGACACGGTATC